GTTGCCGTCGCGACGTGCGCCGGGAGGTACTCGGTGACGTAGACCGGGAGGCCCATGAGCGTGAACGGAGCCGCGCCGACGAGCGCCGCGTCAGCCGACGGAACGAAGATCGGCACACCGTTGACCGTGATGCCCGCGATGGTCGCGTAGACGTCCTGCGGGAGAATCCACGCCGCCGAGCCCCAGTACGCGGCCGGGAGCTTCGAGTAGCGCATTTCGGACAGCTTCGCGACCGTTGCGCCGGCCGTGATGGCCAGGGCGCGGGTCGTGCCCGTCGAGGTCGCCGTCGTGATATGCACGTTGGCGTTCACGGTGAAGATGCCCGTCGGCGCGTTGGTGCCCGAGCCGCCGACGTAGCCCCATTCGAGGTTCTTCGAGAGCTGGCGCTGGAGCGTGTCCATCACCTCGGCCTCGATGTCGAAATTGGCCTGCCGGATCAGCTGCTGGCTCACCTGGGTGTACGGGATGCACGGAACCGGCGCGATCGGCACCTCGGTGAAACCGGGGTCGATCGAGGTCCGCGCCGTGGTGCCCGTGTCAGGCTGCGTCCAGGCCGAGGTATAGCCAGCCGTCTCGAGGTTGTTGTAGCGCAGCGTCGGGTAGCCCTGGACGCCGGTGCGGATGTCAGCGAGGTTGCGGACCACCGTGTTCGCGTCGAGGTACTTCAGGATGCCGTCCTCGTACAGCTTCGGGATCAGGATGCTGCTCGAAGCGGTCGAGATGATTTCGCGCTGTTCCGGCGCACGGCCGCCCTTCAGGTACCCGAGGAACTGCTCGCGGTACTCGGTCGAGGACCGCCAGTCTTCGGCCTGCTCGCGCTTCTCCTTGCCGACCTTCGCCAGCACGGTGTGGCTCGCGAACTTCTCGCGCAGCTCGGCCGCGGACCGCTTCTGGTTGAGCTCCTTGAGCTCGTCCATCAGCTCGGTGGCGCGGGCCTCCTGCTCGGCGCTGATCTCGTCGTGAGCGAGAATCCCGTTCACTTCCGCTTCAATTGCCTTGCGGCGCTCGATGATTTCTGCCTGCTTCATAGTGTGATGCTCCGATACCGCAGACGAAGCCGGGCAAGTGCGCGGCTGTAGGTGCGAGCTTCGGCGGCCGTCTGCGGGTACGCGCCGGTTTCGACAATAGACAGCTCCCGGAGATCGACGTCCAGGAGAGTGCGCTCGGTGCCCTTCCAGGCGTCCGAGCGAACGAAGAAGCCAAACGACATTTCGGACAGGACGCCCGAATCGACCAGCGCATAAACGTCCTTCGCCCGCTGCGTGTCGGGCAGCTCGACGTCGAACGCCAGCCCGCGTGTGTCACTCGCGAGCTTGAGGCGCTGGCTCTTGGTATTTGCGAGCAACTCGCGCCGGTCATGGCCGACCAGCAGCGAGATGTTCCCGGCGAGGCTCCGGTCGAATGCGCCACGGGCGACGCGCTCGGTGAACGGCTTGCCGCCGTTGACGCTGCGAACGACCAGCGGGTGACTCGGTGCGTCGTACACCGCGGCGTAACCGGCGATCCGGTTGCCTTGGCGCTCGAAGCTCGTCGTACGGACCTCAAGCATCCTCGGCCTCCTCGTTGTCAGGCCCGGTGGCGGCCGACGCGCCGCCAGGCATCGTGACCGCTGGCGTGTCGAGCCCTTCGACGGGAGGCAACCCGAGGTAATGCCTTGCGTCGTTCGGGCTCATCACGCCAGCGAGCACCAGCTTCGAGAACGCCATCCCCTGGTCGCGCAGGTTGCCCCGCGTGATCGGGGTGGTGTCGATGCGGACCGTCTCGCCGGGACCGCAGAGCTTGCGCGTGAGCTCCGACTCCCACGCGCTCGCCCATGCCGCGATGGCTCCGTCGGCGTATGCGCGGGCCGTTTCAGCCTGGCTTGAAAGCGCACCGCCGCCCTGCTGGAACAGCATTTCGGGCGGGACGCCGAAGGCGCGGGCGATTTCCTGCACCGAGAATCGGCGCGATTCGAGCATGGTGCCCGACGTCTCCTGGCTGATCTTCTCGGCCTTCATGCCCTCGCGCAGGATGAGCGGGCGCGACGCGCCGTCGGCCGTGGCGTGCATGTTCATCCAGGCGTCGCGGATGGCCTGTACCGTCTGGTCGCTCATTGCGCCCGGGTGGGATAGAACAACCTTGCCCGTCGAGCCGGTACGAACAAGCGCCCCATGGGCGGCCGATTCGTCGGCCGCCAGCTGCATCGTCCACCGCGCCGCCTCAAGCGGCGATCGGTACCAGCACGGGTTCAGGTGATCCGGGTAGCAGCCGATGTGCAGGATCTGATCCTGCGCGAGCACCGTCTGGCCGACGCGGTACTCGACGCCATCGTCGCGGATTTCGGCGCTCATGGCGTCGGCTGGCACCGGCTGGAGCTCGGCGACCGAGCCGTCGGAGCCGCGGCGAATCAGCGCGAGGCCATTGCCGTGCATGAGCGCCGTCGAGGTCGTGTAGCGCCGGAACTCATAGCCCGACTGCCACCGGCTCGCGTCACGGTTCAGGAGCATGGCCACCGGGTGATCCGGCAGCTTCTGCCCGGCGTTGTCGTACACGTTGACCGTCAGCCGGGCGATGTCGGCCGAAATGAGCTGCGTCGCCCGCAGGACCGCGGGAATCCCATCGGCCGGTCCGGCCATGACGGGCTCCGGTCGCGTGTAGATCGCGACGCCCGACTTGAATCCGAAGAACCGTGAGAAGAAGCCCACGGTCGCATAGAACACAAGTGCCCAAAATCGTCAAGAGCGAATCCGGCAAACACGGTCTATAACGCACTCTCACGCATCCGCACGCACTCTCACGCATCCGCACGCATTCGCACGCAGTCTTCCCTCTTTACTCGGAGTTACTCGGGAGTTACCTATCCGAGCGGACAAGTCGATGCGCTTAACCCCGTCGCCGTGCGGACCTGATGGTGCTCCATGAGCAGCGCCGCCATGTTCCCCGCGACCACGGCGTCGGTGTTGCCGGAGCTGCGGCCCTTCACCGGCCGGATGTTGCCGACGTTGTCGGCGATCAGGCGCACCGAGTTCAGCGCCGCCCGCAGGACCGGGTCGGGCTCGTAGAACAGCTGCTTCGACTTCAGGAGGTCGCCCCAGAGCTTCCACGCCGGGGCCATCGTGCGGATCGACTGGTCCACCGGGACGATCGGCCAGCCCTTGTCTATCCACCGCTTGACGTCCTTCGCCTGGCTTGGGTGCGGGTCAACGCCGATCTTTCTGACCCCGAATTGGTGCATGAGATTCTCGATTTCTGCTTCCACGATGGTCATATCGTGCCATTCGCCTGGCATCCGCCGGAGGTGGCCCTGCTCGACCCACGCGCCGAGCGGCTGCTTACACCGCTTCTCGTCGCGCCCCATGTCGGTTCCTGCCCACCAGGAGACGTTCCGCGCCCGGATGACGCCGCCGTCCACGACCATCAGGCACAACGTCGTGAGGTCACATTGCGGCCCGTAGCCGCCGCGGGACAGGTCCAAGCCGATGACCGCCGGTGCGCCCTGGAGCCGGGTCCAGTCCGACGGCTGCATCTGCCGCTCAAGGACGGCAAGGTCGATGTCGGTCGTGGCGAGTTCAAAGTAACGACACGCAATCTGGGTTTCAAACTCTGCGATTTGCTTTGGATCTCCCGAGCCAAGCATGGTTCGGGCTTGCATTTCAATATCTGGAATCTGCGTTGTAACTCCTAGCGATGGATGCGCTTTTGGCCATGCGCTTGGATCATCTGCTTGGTCTTCTTGGTCGAGGCCGTAGAGCAGCGCAAACCATCCATTGGGAAGCGGCTCGCCGTTCTCAAGTGCTTTTTCGCAAGCGTCCCAGTAGGCCCAGATTGGCCGTGTCCGCTGTTCGTGGTCTGGCGTTGAAATTGCAAAGAGCTGCGCTTTGGGGCTTTTGGACAGCCCCGTGATGAGGCGACCGAGGCCCCTGTCCATGCGAGCGACCTCGTCGGCGATGATCAGGCGGTCCATCCGCCCATCGAGCGCCTTGTCCGTGCACGGCAACGTCGTGAACTCCGCCGACCCATGGCGCACCTTGCCGGGAATGGCGATGGTCGTTCCGCCCCTGGCCTCCCACTCGACGCCGTCGCCGTGGGCGTCGTTCAGGGTCATGCACATGGCCCGCATCCGCTCGAACACGATCTGAGACAGCCGCCCGTCCGGAGCGCTCGACGCAAACTTCAGCCGCTTCGTCGGATCGGCCATCCCGGCCATGAGATGCCCTGCCGCCATCTCGGTCTTGCCGTTGCCCTTGGCGACCACCACCAGCACCGCCTTGAACGCTGGATGGTCGGTCTTCGTCCCGTCGACCACTCGCCTGGCGGCGTAGACCACCATGCCCACCAAGCATTGCCAGGGCAACCACTCCAGCGCTTCCCCGGCTTGCTCCTCGACGCCCTTGCCGCACTTGCGGGCGAACACGCGCACCGCCTCGGCGGCATCGTCATCCCACCACAGGTTGTGCGCCGCTGGCGCGGCTCGCATGGCCCGGTAGCGCTCACACGCCGCCCGAATGCGACGATTTGCCACAATATCACCTTCAATGACACCAGCCGCGTAGGAGTCAGCCAAGGCCGCGCATTGAACCGGCTTGCGCTTGTGCGCCCGCGCTGACTTTTTGACGGTCCCCACACCGCGGTGCCCACGGCGGCTAGGGGGCCTCGGCCCCGATGGCGGGGACCCATCATCCGATCGAGTCGCGGAACTGGGCGATTTTTTTGCCACAATCTTTCCCTTGCTCCGTTGCAGTTTTTATCGCATGGCATTGTCGGCAAAGGCTTTGCAAATTGGATGCGTCGTTCGTACCACCACGGTGCAGCGGCACAATGTGATCTGCTTCGAGATCCACAATCGAACCGCACTTGGCGCATTGCACGTTGTTGGCCTTGTGCTGCTTTGCAATACGCGTCCATGTCCCACCACGCGAATGCTGCATCGACTTGCCATGGTCGTATGCCTTGCCAAGGCCACCCTCGAACCTAAACCGGCGCATTCGCAATCCCGTTCACGGCGTCGATCATGCGCTCGGTGTCTTCTCGACGCCACACAACCAGCCAAGGCGAACGGTCCTGCCTGCACACCACCACAGGCACTTGGTCGGTCTTCGCGTCGCGTACTGCCTGCTGAATCCAGCGCTCGGCGAAGCCGCACGTCACGCTGCTGTACGCGAGGTAGTTGCGCCGCAGGATGCCTGGCAGATGGTTCAGCCGGCAGTAGCACAGCTCGCCGGCGACCAGCAGCGCCGTGTCCTCGCTTCGCTTGACCCACCATGTGAGCCCTGCCTTGTAGTGCTTGACCTCCCAATGCACGGTCTTTGGGCCCTTGATCGGCTCAATGTCGCCCGACCCCTTGCCGTTGAATTGCTGCGTCCGGTGGAACATCACGCCGAGCAGCTCACCTACGTCGCGTGCTGCTTCGAGCTCGGCCCGCTTGCCCTTGCTGCGTGACTGGGTCATGCGTCCACCCATTGCCCTTGCCGCCACACTTGCGGAGGCGTAGCCGGTGGCCGGTCGTGCTTCGCGTCCGGGTTGCCGTACAGGATCGCCCGCAGATCGGCAATTTCCTGCGTCTGCCGCGCAGTAGCGGTGGCGAGATGCTTGTTCATGTAAAGCAGCTCTTCGAGGTAGGTCGCTATGACGCCTGGGAGGTGCTTGCGATTCACTTCGAGGAACGTCGTGATTTCGTGGATTCGGCTTTGTTGGGCGCTCACGCTGCCACCCCCTTGAGTTTGTGCATCACCACCGCCCGAACGTCGCGAGCGCCTTCGAGGCTCGTCGTGATCCGATGCAAGGTGTCGTACGGTGCGTTGCCGGTGC